AGTATTACCTGAAATCAGAAAACCAAACAAAGAGAGAGGAAGAAGATGGTTAGTTGCAGATTCTATTGAAGGATGGGCAGATGCCGTTAAAGTATTGGTTAAGTCTTATTTCTTTGGTGGATCAAAAATCGAATTCGATTTCTCTGACATCAGACCAAAAGGAGCTAGATTAGTTACATCGGGAGGTAAAGCACCTGGTCCTCAACCATTAAAAGAATGTCTTATCAAATTAGAAGGTATTCTTGATTCGAAAGAAGATGGTCAAAAATTGAGACCAATTGAAGTTCATGATATGGTTTGTCATATCGCAGATGCGGTATTGGCGGGTGGTATCAGAAGAGCGGCACTTATCTCATTGTTCTCTGCATCTGATGATGAAATGATCAGTTGTAAGAGTGGGGCTTGGTGGGAAACAAATCCACAAAGAGGTAGAGCTAACAACTCTGTTAGTTTAATGAGACATAAAGTTAATAAAGATTACTTTATGGATTTATGGAAGAGAATCGAAGCAAGTGGAGCAGGTGAACCTGGTATCTACTTATCAAACGATAAAGATTGGGGAACTAATCCTTGTTGTGAGATTGCTCTTAGACCATTCCAATTCTGTAACCTTACAGAGGTGAATGTATCGAATGTGGTATCACAAGAAGACTACGAGGCAAGAGTAAAGGCTGCATCATTCATTGGTACTCTTCAAGCGGGATATACTAACTTCCACTACTTGAGACCAATATGGCAAAGAACTACTGAGAAAGATGCGTTAGTTGGAATATCAATGACAGGTATCGGATCAGGAGCAGTTTTAAAGTTAGACATGAAAGCAGCTGCGAAAGTTGTTAAAGAAGAAAACAAAAAAACTGCTGAGTTATTGAAGATCAATCCAGCAGCAAGAACAACAACAGTAAAACCTGCAGGAACAACATCATTAACTTTAGGTACATCATCAGGAATACATGCTTGGCATAATGAATATTATATCAGAAGAGTTAGAGTTGGTAAAAACGAATCAATTTATTCTCATCTAAAACAAAATCATCCTGAACTTGTTGAAGATGAATATTTTAGACCACATGATACTGCGGTAATTGGAATTCCACAAAAAGCACCTGAAGGATCAATTCTAAGAAATGAATCACCAATCCAATTATTGGAGAGAGTGAAGAAGGTTCAACAAGAATGGATTAAACCAGGTCACAGAAGTGGATCAAATGCTCACAATGTATCTGCAACCATTTCAATCAGAGAGCACGAGTGGCCAGCGGTTGGTGAATGGATGTGGGAGAACAGAGAATATTACAATGGACTTTCAGTATTACCATACGACGGAGGTACATATATTCAAGCACCGTTTGAAGATTGTACTGAAGAAAAATATGACGAGTTGATGGAAACATTAAAAGATGTTGATTTATCTAAAATTGTTGAAGTCGATGATAACACAGACCTATCAGGCGAAGTTGCTTGTGCGGGAGGTGCTTGTGAAGTTGTGATGGCATAATGGAACACGATAAATTAGTTCAGAACATTGTAACTGGAATGTATGACTCGATCAAAGGAAACAGATAATACAGTAAGGGAGAAGCCAAAACTTCTCCCTTCTGATTTTTATATTGAAAACGGATTTAAAGTGATGACTGAAGAATATCATATTAAAAGAGGATATTGTTGTGGAAACGGTTGTAGACATTGTCCTTTTACTCCAAAAGCAATTAAAGGTAATAGTACTTTAATTGAAAAATAAAGCAAGTATATTTATCACTATATGGGAGACGGAACTACATATGGTATAAATTTTCCTTTCAGAGATTCTGTTCGTGGTGACTACTTGGATTTAACCAATACTGCGGGACAAGAAATCAGAGCGGATCTTATTAACCTACTTCTTACTAGAAAGGGATCTAGATATTTTTTACCTGATTTTGGTACAAGACTCTATGAATATCTTTTTGAACCATTCGATGGTTTAACTTTCGACGCTATTGAATCTGACATCAGATCTTCAGTCGAAAAATATATTCCAAACTTGTTAATTAATAGATTAACAGTAGAACCTCTAAACCCAGAAGAGGAGGCGGATGACAACGCTTTCACATCAAACTTACCAACATCACCTGTTTATAGATACCCTGGAAAGGGAACCGCAGAATATACTGCAAAAATAAAAATAGAATATTCTGTCCAAGACAGTGCATTTGCAACAAGTGATTTTGTAATTATCAATATTTAAGATAGATGGCTAATCGTAAGATATCATATACAACCAGAGATTTCGAAGGAATAAGATCAGAACTTATACAATACGTTCGTACTTATTATCCTGAATTAATTCAAAACTTTAATGACGCTTCGGTGTTTTCAGTGTTTTTGGATTTAAATGCTGCTGTTGCAGATAATCTACATTATCATATTGATAGAAGTATTCAAGAGACAGTTCTTCAATATGCTCAACAAAGATCTTCAATTTACAACATAGCAAGAACTTATGGATTAAAGTTACCGGGTCAAAGACCTTCAGTTGCTTTAGTTGATTTTTCAATAACAGTACCTGCATTTGGTGATAAAGAGGACGAAAGATACTTGGGACAATTAAGAAGAGGATCACAAGTTTTAGGTGCTGGACAAGTTTTTGAAAACGTAGAAGACATTGATTTCGCATCTCCATATAATTCGCAAGGATTTCCTAATAGACTTAAAATACCAAACTTTGATAGTAGTAATAGGTTGGTTAACTATACTATAACTAAAAGAGAAGTTGTTGTTAATGGTATTACTAAAGTGTTCAAAAGAGTTATTACACCAAGTGATGTAAGACCATTCTTAGAGGTATTCTTACCTGAAAAGAATGTGTTAGGTGTTACAAGTGTTCTTTTAAAGGATGGTACAAGTTACACAACAGTACCTACAGTTAATGAATTTTTAGGTTTACAAAATAAGTGGTATGAGGTTGATGCTTTAGCTGAAGATAGAATCTTCATTGAAGACCCGACCAAAGTATCAGATCAGCCAGGTATTAAAGTAGGTCGTTATATTCAAACACAAGATAAATTTATTACAGAATATACACCTGAAGGATTTTTAAAGATGACTTTTGGAGGTGGAACAAATACAGCCCAAGATGCTCTTAATCAATTTACAACGATGGGAGTTCCTTTAAATCTACAATTATATCAAAACAATTTATCGTTAGGATCCGCTCTTAAGTCGAATACTACTTTATTCATTCAATATAGAACAGGTGGAGGATTATCAACAAACTTAGGGACCAATGTAATTAATCAAGTTGGAACCGTTTCATTTTTTGTGAATGGTCCATCAGAATCTACAAACCAACAAGTTGTTGGATCTTTAAGATGTAATAACGTAACAGCAGCTATCGGTGGAGCTGGTCAACCAACTGTTGAAGATGCAAGAAATTATGTGTCATTCAATTTTGCTTCACAAAATAGAGCGGTAACAGTAAACGACTATGAAGCACTTGTTAGAAAAATGCCATCACAATTCGGAGCACCTGCAAAAGTTGCAATTACAGAAAACAATAACAAAGTGTTAGTTCAGATTTTATCTTATGATACGTCTGGTAAATTAACATCTATTGTTTCAAACACATTAAAACAGAACTTAGCAAATTATTTATCAAACTATAGAATGTTGAATGATTATATCTCAATAGAGACCGCTGAGGTTATTGATATTAGTATTGATATTGCGGTTGTCTTAGATTCAACTCAGAACCAAGGACAAGTTATTTCAAACATAGTTAATAAGATATCTACTTTCATGGATCCACAGGTTAGACAGTTAGGTCAAAATATTTATTTAGCCCAATTGAATAGTTTGATTCAAGATGAGAATGGTGTAATTACTGTTGCGGGACTTCAGATTTTTAATGAAGTTGGAGGACAATATTCATCAGCACAAACATCAATGCCATATGCTGACGATGAAACAAGACAGATAAGACCTGTTGATGATACCATATTTGCTCAACCAAGTCAGGTCTATCAAATTAGATATCCACAGAAGGATATTAGAGTAAGAGTCAAGAACTTCCAAAACGTTTCGTTTACTTAAGTTTATTTAATCAACCATTAGGTTATCATTGATTAATACGCCATTTCTTTTCCTTAGAAAATGGGGGTTAAACTATTTATCAAAAAAGGCATTAATGGGTAATTCCTACAGAATACGAACCGAACCAGGTTCAGACCAAATTATTAACGTACAAATCGACCAAGAATTTGATTTCTTGGAAATACTTTCTTTGAAGATTCAAAGCGATGACATCTACACAAGAAACTGTGCGGATTATGGTGTTGTTGTTGGACGTGTTACGGCAAATGGTGGATTCGGATTACCTAATGTTAGGGTTTCAGTCTTTGTTCCTATTGCACAAGAAGATCAAAATAATCAAATTGTTAGTGTTCTTTACCCATACAAATCACCGACAGATAAGAATGAGGATGGATACAGATATAATTTATTACCATATGAAAAATCTTATTCTTCTCACGTTCCAACAGGGACATTCCCATCAAGAAGTGATGTATTAGCCAATCCAACAGTTATTCAAGTTTACGACAAGTATTATAAGTATACGGTAAAGACTAACGACAGTGGTGATTATATGATCATGGGAGTTCCATTAGGGAACCAAACTGTTGTAATGGATGCTGACCTTTCAGATATTGGTGAGTTCAGCCTTACCCCTCAAGATTTGATTAGAATGGGGTTAGCAACAGAGAACCAATTTAATGGCAATGGATTTAAAGCTTCTGCTGATTTAAATTCCTTACCTCAAATTTTAAATTTACAAGCGAATATAGATGTTTCACCTCTTTGGGGACAACCTGAAGTATGTCAAATTGCCATCAACAGAGTTGATTTTGACCTAAGAGATGATGCGAATATTGATATTCAACCAACAGCTGTTTTCATGGGTTCTGTGGTTTCTGCAACAGACTCAAGAGTATTAAGAAAAAACTGTAGGCCGGCAACTGAAGCTGGTAACTTATGTGATTTGGTTTCAGGACCGGGAGAAATATTATGTATTAGACAAACTGTAGGCCAAGATAGCACAGGAAAACCAGTATTAGAGGAATATGAATTTGACGGTGGTGCGAAAATAATTGATGGTGACGGAACGTGGTTAGCTGATGTTCCAATGAACTTAGATTACATAATAACAAATGAGTTTGGTGAGAGAACAATTTCTTTAGACCCAAGTGTTGGAGTACCAACTAAGGGTAAATATAGGTTCAAGGTTAAGTGGGAGCAATCTGCAGATTTAGGCGAGCAAGTTAAAAGGGCAAACTACTTGGTTCCAAATATTAAAGAATATGGATGGAATAGTCCTGCAGTAGATCCATATGGGGCTTTAACAGGGTCAACACAATATCAAGCAGTACAAAAATCATACGCATTTTCTTTAGATTGGAATGACTATGCTAATCCACAAGCAGCTATTAATTGTGAAGATACTTTTTATGAGTTCGGATATAATAGAGTTTATACAGTGTCTCAGTTTTTAGATGGATATCATAAAGGAACGAACAGGGGTAGATTTATTGGAATCAAACAAATTTTAGATAACACTTGTGATTCAACTAGTAATAAATTCCCAACCAATGATGGTGTAAAAAACTTCGATTTAATTTTTATTATATTTAATTTCTTCTTTAGTTTTATAACACTTCTCTTAATACCATTAATGGTTGTTGTCCACTTATTGGCATTTTTATGGCCGATATTGAAAGCCTTGATAACTTTTGTTTATGGTTCATTGGCTTGGATTGTTTATATTCTTTGTAAGGTTGTTGATGCGATACCATTTGTTAGTATTAACTGTAATAAACCACCATCGTTTAAGGATATTTTTAATTCTTTAGGGGATCCGTTTAAAAATATTTCATTACCAACAATAACATATCCTGATTGTGAGTTATGTTCATGTGACTCTGATACGGTTGGGAGTAGTACTAGCGCTGCTGATTTTGCTGCGGAATCTTTGAGAACGACTTCTTTAACTATTTTAGCGGATACTCCAAATCCGGTTAGTTATTCAAATTTGTTTGAAGATGTTTATGTAGTAAATGATCCATGGTTTGAAAATTTGACAATAACAACACAGCCTTGGGGTCCACAGGTAGCTGCAAAACAAATTGCTTTGCAAACAGTAGAAAATCCTTATCTGCAGTTTCAAACTGATTATCAAAGATTGATTGCAGGTATTAATAAAGTTATTCCAGGACAAAGAACCCCAGCAAGTACATGGATTGGAGGAGCACCTAGAGCCGGATTTGATTTGACACTTACAGAAAGAATGAATTTGTTTAACTACAAACACCAATATTTTAATCAATTTGGAGGTTACAACCAAGTTAAAACTTATGTTGCTTCAGACATTACCGCCAATAACGGAGCGTTTCACTATGATAACACAATAACGTTATTATGTGATCCTGAAACTTTAGATAATTTTTTAACAGGACGAATCTTGGCATTCCAAAGTCCAAGTAAATCCTTAGATCCAAATACTGATATGGCAGCCTCAAATTTTTCAGGATTAACCTCGTCAACAGGATATTCTAAAAATTTAAAATCCATTACGGTAAAGTATGCTAACCCTGATAATTCAGATCAAGAACTAACTCAACAATATATTGTTAATCAAGTACCTGATGCAGTACAAAACTGTTTAGTTGGATCTGTAACAGCGGTTACTGGTGACGATTGGTTTTATTACGATTGTGGAGAGACTTATTACTCAGGTAATACCCCATTGTCAGGAACGATATGTGTTAATGATTTTTATCCAAGTCAAGGAGTTGCTATTACCGCAGTTAAATGTCAAGAACCTTTAAATTTACATTACACTAGAGTTAAATCGGATATAGAATATTTTCAGGTTATTACTGCTATGACGTATAATACTTTCTCAGATTTAAATCCTGGATATATTGGACAAAAAAGTTTGAAAGAAAGGTATATTGACAATTACAATTTAATTTGGCAAGAAAGTGAGGAAAAAGATGGATGGTTCGGAGGGAAGTATTTAGAATGGAATCAGAATTTTTCTACAAGACCGTTTTTCGCAATTCCAGAACAGGGAGAACTTGTTGTGGTAATATTACAAAGAGGAGTTGACCCTAACTCAACAAGACAAACTACAAAAGTCGATATTAGTAGAATATGTGGACAACAATATGGAACAGTTCAAGTGACTTCAAAATATAAGTTGAATATTCCAATCCAAGCGGGATTAGTTTTACCTAGACATGATGAATATACAAGTAATGAAAATAATCCAATTTTCTTTGAATCTTTTATATTTGAGCCTGGATTAAATTATTCGGGGTATACCACAAATATGCCGTCATATTATTCTTCTTTGGATTCCACTAAGGTTGGTAATGGAGGGTTCCAAATTGACCCTAAAGGATCTGCAACAATTCTTACTAATAATAAAATTGCGATTAACAGTGGATTTGGAGGACCTTATGTTAAGGCCAACACATCTTTGAATGTTTTTGCAACAAATGTTTATATTAATGTGTCGGGTCAACCTAGGTATTTACCTCCACAAGCATTTGGTCCAAGTCCATGGTTTCAAATAATGGGAGAATATTATAAATTATGTGGTGGAAAAAAATTCTTAGGTTATTGGAATGATGAGTATGTTGAAGGAGGTTCTTATTTCTTTGCGTCAGTGGGAGGTAGTATTGAAGACGGAAGACCGTCATTAAGATATGATAGATATATGTATTTTTCACCGGCTTACTCTACAGGAAATACTATGACAATGAATGCTCAGTCCAATAAAATTGTAATGAGAACGGATAGACTACCAACATCAACGTCAAGGACCAATAATCTTAATAACACATATTTGTTACATCAGAACACAAATATGAGTTTTTATTTTATTAGTGATGAAGGGGCGGTTGAATCATATGAAAATTTAATATCAGATTTCTTAATTAATGGTACTGTTGAAGACTTTGGAAATGAGTTTGAAGATCAATTAACGTCGACTTTTGGTTGTCAGGGATTGGTTCCATATAATTGTTATTCAGGAAATTCAGAAAACTTTGGAGTTAAACCTACGACAGATAAGTGTTATACTAAGGTTAAGATTAAAGGTGGTTGCTATATCTTTGTGAGTAAAGCCATTTTATCACTTCCGAATGACTTCAAACAATTAAGTGAGTATAAAGCAAGAACAAGAATTAATTTCGCAGCTTGTAGAAATGTGTTTGGACACTCATTTTCTAATAACTGGATAAATGGTTCGTTATATCATTTTCCATTTAGGAATTTAAGATTTTTTAAATCACCATTAGATCCTGTAGATCCTAACGGACCATACAATGAATTTTGTAAGGATACTATTTTATTGCACGAGAAAACTAACAACTTCTATTATAGATCGTCTCCATATAATGGAACTTCTTTTATTGGTAAACAACATTCAACAGCAAGACAAAGACGAAATGAAAAAGAAATTTTGTTTCCAACCACAGTAATGGATATGGGTCCAAGAGACTCGTTTACTCAGGAAGTAAGTTTGAATTCTGATTTTTATGGGTATAATGTTAACAAGATACCTACAACAACTTTCCAAGATCCTTCGGACCTTTTAAATTTGTTTATAGTGTCAAGACAACTTAATTCAACGTTTTTACAAAAATTAATTGGACTTGGTGATGGATCAGTTAATGCTTTCTTTACTAGACCTAAAGAAAAATTTGATGGTGATTATGCTCAAATGATATCAATTAACTCTGAATTAGGGGTTAAACAATTTAACTTTGAAGCCTACACTGCTCAATCTGGATCGTCAACAAACAATCCATTCTTCCTCGGATCGGATAGATCTGGAGAACCAGTTATCGGTGTGTTTTTCTCATCAGATACACAAACAAGAGATTTAGTATCTCCAAGAAGACTTATAAGAAATGATCAACTTCCATATAACGCTGCGATATATGATTACTTACCTATAAAAACACAACAAATACCGTTTTATAGTTGGACAACAAGAGATAGTAATACTTTGTTCGGTACTCAATATAATGATTGGAGAACATCAGCAATTAAATCTAATTTATATCAGAAGTTTAATAGAACTGAAGTAACCTCAAATTACTTTATGGGGGAAAATCCTAAGGCCGAATTTATGAAAGGGTATATCTATAATAGAAGTAATGTTCTTTATCAACCGGGGACAACGGCAGAGGCATACCAATTTGAAGGAGATAAAAATACATCAGATTCACCTAGTTATGATCCTGTGAATATAAGTACATATTTTACAGTTGGTTTACCATATCAATTCTATTTTGGGTTAGGTAGTGGTAAAAGTGCCATGAACAGATTTGTGAAAAAATATGTTAACGAATAATGAACGGAACGACAATTATACCAAGTAATTTAAGATTTAAATCAGCTCCATCGATTGATCAGCAGGTACCCGTATCTGTTGATAGTAAATCTAATGAAATAACTGAATATGATAGAATCGCTTCAGTTAATCTTGCAGTTCAATTTGATAAAGAAAGACAAGAGTCCACTACATTTAGACCGACATTTAAAGTTAGTCCGATTTATAATAATGCGTTTACTGGTACAACAGAATATATTCCATTTCTTAATAATTTATATTATGCGGATGCTGAAAGATCACTTCTTAGTGGTTTATGGAAAGGATTTCCTCAGTATTATGAGTACGAATTTTATAGACCAAACATTACAGACCAACACTTAAGTTATGTTAGTAAAAGTGCGTATACGTATAATTGGTCATACTACTTAACGTATCCGTTTGAAAATAATTATACACAACCAATGTATTGGACTAATGGGTCTGATAAAATAGATTGGGAGGCTAAAGACGGAATTCCTTTTATTGTTAAAAATTTAAAGTTTGATGGTACCAAATATATTTCATGTAAATGTATTTCAGAACATAATTTAGTCGCAGGTGAATATGTTCAACTTAGTTTATCTTACGGAAGTCAAACAGTATTTCAAGTTAATTCATTAGGAGACGGTACCTTTGGTTCGGATTTATATGTGTTTAACATATACAATATTGGATATACAGGTAACACCTTCACGGATAATAAGATTGGTACGTTCAAAAAAATAATTGATATCACTAATTCAGGTGAAACAATGTCGAGTTATTATGTTAAAATGCATAAAGTACTGACGAACGCTAATGATTTGGTTGTTACGAAGACTGGATTTGAAGAGGTTCCATTTGCAAACAATAAAAAGTTTGAATTCTCATCTTTAACTCCTAATAATATTTCGAGGATATCACAAAAAAATGCATCAACAACTTATACCTTTACAACCAATTATGATTTGAATATCAATAATATACTGGATAATCAAAAAAGACCTTTGAATGAGATATTTTTAACGATTATAAATAAAGGATATTCAGGATACTACAATAAACCCTTCCAAGGAGTTGGAACCAAACAAGGTTGGCAATTTAATATTTTATCATTAAACAATTTATATTGGGCTGACGATAATATTAAATCTAATTCAAATATACCCGTAAGTTCTTATACTCAAACGAGTGGTAGTACTGAGCAATTCTATTACAATTTAGATTTAAAATCTGGTGATACAATGTGCGGAGATTTTTGTGAATGGAATAATTTTACACAGAAAGAAAGAATTATCTCGCCTTATTATCAAAAGATAAGATATAATCAAGACATATTTAAAAGTTCAAGTACTCCTACTAATAACCCAAGTGGGTATTATTATCAACCACATATTGGTATGGTGATAAGAGTTTTTTCAAGTTACATTGAAACTGGCCAATTAGTTAATGTGGACAATGTTCCATCTTGGGCATATTACTCAAATAACTATAAACAATTCATGTGGAGAGATCTTTATACATATGGGTTTGTTGATGAAAACTTGAATGGTGTTGATTATCCATTCTTAAACTTTTCACATTATCCTTACATTAATGGGTTCTTTAGACTTATTCCTGATGGTGACATTGAGGCTGGTGTAGAAGGACCAAAATTTGGTCCATTAAGTGGATTCAGTATAAACACAGGTACATTAGTAGTTAAACCAATAGTAGATGAGTGTGAGTAAACAAATATTATTTTCAGGGTTCACTAATAATCGAATTAATATACCTATCAATTTAGATTGGGAATATTTGGATGTTGATTCTGAAATAAAAGAATATGAAAACAGTATTCTTAATGAGTTAATAACAACTGATAAAGATTTTGAAGTTAATAGGTTTTTTCATGCGGACTACGATAATAAATCTGAAATTAATTATGAGTTTTATTTTTATGAGGGAGCTTCGTTATCTAATGCATCAAATTGGAAAATAGATTATAGAGCGGAAGGATTTACAACACAAGAAGTATATTATTATGCCAACTCTTTCACAAATTCGTTTTTCAAATTGGATTTCTACGATAGTCCTATTGAGTCACAACAAGAAAATTACATAACAGTTATATTACCAACTCAACAAGGATTAAGAATGGCGACAAAAATGCAGAGCACAGATGTTCAAATTAGAAAGCCACAATTCCTTCTTGATTATGTTGGAGATAAAGAAGGGTTTTTTATTTATTGGTTAAAGAAAAGAAACTTTTTGGATATCAGTACCTTCTATATGACAGCCAAATTCTTTGATGGAAAAACAGGACAATTTGTTAGAATGATGAATCGACCACAATCGACAATACAAGGTAACAAATTCATCTTTTCAAGTTCAGAATATTTCTATTATAGGGTTGATATGGATTATTTAACACATTCATATAAAGTATATGATATAATTAATCCTACAGATAGAGTCGGGGGAACAGTCCCCATAAAATGGTACGAATACGTTAACCCATAATGGCAGCAGATTATTCATATAAGATATCTCCCGAAGTAATTCAAGGAGACCTATTTACGGTTTATTATTCAGGAACACCTGTGGGTGTTTATTCTGCGATGACTCAAGTCTTGTCGGGAAACACTGGAGGAACATCTCTTTTGACTGGATTAACGATTCCAATACTAATCACCGAGTCAGCTTTGGATTGTGGATACTACTCACCATTTGACGGAGCTGTTATACAAAAAGATGTTGTAACTAATTTTATATTCTCGGCAAGTACTGCCGACACCTATACCTATTACGTTTATAATACTTCTGATGAGTTCAAGAAATTCCTTGAACTATCGACATATACTATTGATTGGGGAGATGGATCACCAGTTAACTCCTTTAATCAGTTAGCGCCAGCATCAATATCACATAGATATCCTGTGACGATAAGTGCTTACACAATTACATTAACACAAACAAATCCTTGGGGTACAAACAAAGTTCAAAAAGAAGTTGTTACACCTTATGCGTTGGCGACAATAACTAACCCTAATGGAACTGCATTTTTCATTCCTAATACAGGTAGTTGGTCTGCGACACCAATAAATTATGATTTCATCTTTTCCGGAGATGCGGAAAATAATGTTCAAGACCAAATATCATCAGGTTATGTGACAGTACCTTATACTGTGTCGGGAACGACCCAATCGAGATTGAACGAGTTGGCTCAGTATGGACCACAAAAGTTCATTGTTGGAGCTCCTATTATTAAAAATAATGAAGTGTTTGGAGTTATTAATAACATATCACCAATATACACGGCATATACTATTTCAAACATGGACTATTATGACTACAATAATGGAGAGACACTTTATTTTGTTGGTAGTTCTGGATTTACTGAAGATAATACAACTGCCGTTCCGATTACAAAAAATTCTGCATTACAAAAGAGTGTGTTTCAAGCTGAGATTGTAACAAATTTATACATTGAGAGAGGTAAAAATTCTGCGTATGAAAGAATTCAAAGATTGGGAGAGGTGGATAATGTGGGAGACCTAATAAATTATGGTTACGGATTTTTTAATGTTGAAACCAAATAAAGAGATAAACTATTTATAGAAAATAAATTAACACATGGCTATAGCATCATACGGTACAATCAGACCAGCTGACGTTTCACCTGACGATATGGAGATCATATTGAACTACACTCCGTCAAGAGACGTTACAAACAATTTTGTACTTAGAAAATTGGACGCTAAAACATTACTAAGACCGTATTTCAGTAATCAAGAAATTGGAGGGTCACCCGTTGAAATTTTAGGCGGGTTATACAACCTTACATTGCCGGCAACAGAGTTTAACGCTCTTGGGATTTACACAATGTTGATTAGACCTGCACAAATCAGAACTGCAATCATTGATTGTGGTGTTTTAAGTGCATTACCTAACGTAAGAGGAATAATATTGGATTTAACATTAATCCCTCAAGAATATAGAAATAAGTTCACGCCACAAGGATTAGTTGGATTCAGAATAGAATATTTGAATAGTGATGGAACTAAAGTTCCAAACTTTTTCAGAATTGTAACATCGAATTTTTATTGTGAGCCTGTGGTTACAAACCAGGTTAACACCCAACAAAAATCTATTCGATACAGATATGTTGATAGTAATTCAAACTTAATGTTTTTAACCTTATCACCATCATCTTCACCGACAACTAAACCAAATGCAACACCATATATTGGTCAACCAGACCAAGATATTATCTTATCAAACACTTTCTTCAATCCGTTAACGATTGATATTGAAATGGTTGAATATGATGTATCATCACTTGCGATAGCTCTTTACGGTAATCAGACTAAGTCTATTGATGACGGTATTTACACTATCTACGACTCCAATAATAACATATACAGACAGTACAACCTGTTTGAAATTAGAGATCAGTTTAATGACCTTCTGTATGAAGTTAGGCAGAATAGAGGTGATAATATCGATTTCAGTAAAAACTTTAACACGATTATTAGTTAATGGCAACAACTCAAAAATATTTCTACCCACCAAGACCAGGATCTGGATTGAATACCTTTTCAGATAACATAGTAGGTTTACAACTTACTGATGGAGGAGGTCTTACGCAGGGTAATTTTGAATTTACAACAGCTGTAACCGAAAAGGTTAATAGAAATTTTAACATTGGATCGTTCTCCGCACCAATAAGTTTGGAGGATATGGATGTTGACCAAATTGCTCAAAGTAGAATTATTTTTGCAAAAGAGTTTAGAGTTTATCCAAATTTGGATTTGAGTGAAGTTAGTAACTTCTCAATGTATGGATCACTTACCAAACGATTAGAGGTTTCCATAACAAGAATAATTAATCAATTCCCTGCAGCGATAGATGTTAGATATGTAAACTTACAATCTACAACAGGATTTACGGCTGAAGATATTTCTTATGATAGTATTAACAATGAAACTTTCTTTAGGGTTAATACGGAAAGATTAGTTAATCCTTTCGATATTGATTACTCAATATCTGCAGCAACAAACATAATTGCTCGAGAAATTGTTACATCTCCGTTGAGAAATATGAACCAAACTTATTTGGATTATTGTATTGCGGTTTTGGATGCTAATAACGAACCTGACATTTATAAAGTTAACTCGTTTACACCTTCTGAAAGTTTATCTTCAGGATTAATAGAATTTTATGTCTCAGGCGCACCATTCGGAACTACGGCAAGTACAGTGGTAAGTAACTATCAAATTAGACCTAACGATTTAGTTGTTGACCAAGTTTTTGCGGAAGTATTCGATGAGGTCGAGAAATTTTTATTGAATAGATTGGTTGAACCACCATATACTGCTGTTTTCCAAATACCTTCTGAAACTGAAAATGGTCAATTCACTACGAGTATAAGTACGGCTACATGGCCTTTAGATGGTCCTTGGAATTTGGATATCAGAACTCCGTCATTCGATTTATACCTTGAACAAATTAATAAGATTGCCATTGATTTTGACATATACAAAACAGATCTCTTATCAAGATTTTTAACACAAGAGTCGTTTAAAGAATTTGATACGAGAGATAGAAAAGTTGAAAAGATATTACAAATTTATGGTAGAAGTTTTGATGAGATAAAGAAGTTTATTGATGGTATGGCAAACATGACATCGGTAAATTACAATATAGGTAATAATGATATTCCTTCATTATTGTTAAAAAACTTAGCCGATACATTAGGGTGGGAACCTAATATATCTCCGATAACAAATGAGAATTTTTTAGATTCAATTTTTGGAGATACAAACACGCCTACGTTTCCTGGTTACGCTAGAGGACTAACGCCAACTGAATTAAATTATCAATATTATAGAAACTTAATATTAAATGCGGGATATCTTTTCAGATCAAAGGGTACAAGAAGATCTGTTGAGTTTTTGCTAAGATTGGTTGGAGCTCCTGATTCAGTTATTGAGTTTAATGAGAATATCTATCTTGCGGATCAGAAGATTAATATGGAGCAGTTCACAACGCAATTTGCTAGAATCTCTGGCGGAACTTATGCAGATGATGTACCGGGATTATCTCCAACAAATGTTTATAGAATACAAGGTCAAACTTTTACAGGATTTACGTCAACAACATTTTACGAAAACGTTACTTTAGAAGAGGCGGATTATCCTGTTGATATTGAAGGATATCCAAGGGCACCAATACCAACTGAAGACTTCTTCTTCCAAAAAGGGGCAGGATGGTATCAACAAACGCCACAACATAGAAGTCCTGCATTACCTGTTAGTGTTGCAACATTTACAGGTGCTAACACTGATGTTCAAACAAATTTAGAACCTTTTACATATGGTCAGATTTATCTCGAAAGATTTAGAGACTTTCCGTATATGACTGAAGGGTTTAAATTACAAAAAACAATTGATAATAAAAAGTCATGGGTTTCTAATGATGAAGACTTAAGAATTGCCACAGATGCAGGATATGAATCATATTACTATTTGGATAGTGAGAAACTAGTGTTGAACGTTAAAAATGTGGATCTCTTCCTTAATCCAGGACAAGGGTTAACGTATGATGTTTGGGTTCAATCAAGAAGTTACGATTACCCAATACCTGAAACAGGAATGACTAGCCCATATCCAACAATAGGAGGAGTAGACTGGACATTTATTAATCCAGAACCAAAGAAGAAAACCTTCTTCGAATTCGCCCAAACATTTTGGCAAAATACGATTAATGTAAGAAACAGAATGTATATCACAGACGGACATACCGGAGGATATCCAACTCTTTCATCGATATTTTGGAAATATCTAGAACAAGAACAAACAATTGGAATACCAAACAACCAATACACTTACCAAAAGTTAATTGATTATGTAGAAGGACTTGGTCCTTATTGGATGAAGTTAGTAGAACAAATGATTCCGGCCACAACAATATGGAATTCAGGAACAAGATTTGAAAATTCTATTTTTCAAAAACAAAAGTTTGTTTATAGAAGACAAAGAGGTTGTCAGTTTGTACCTGTACCTGCTGATGCTTGTTATATCATTGGGAATGTATTCAATTACGATTGTTCAACAGAATTTGTTGAATTTGCGGTATTCCCTTGGTTAAATGGTGATTCGTCTGTTTCAAATTTTAATGGAATTCTTTCTAATAGATTACAAAATTTCTTGAGTGAAAGTGGACTTACATTAAATGATTGTATTACAAGTACATTACAAACTCAATGGGTTGTTGAAATGAAATTAGGTGATGAGTATTTAATTTATGAACCATTCTATAATGGAAATGGTCTAAATGATGTACCATCAAGAAGTATGTGGAAGAATGCGGTTGGGGAGTATTTGGATAATCTATATGATTATGGGTTGAATTACTTCGTTAACGGTAATATATTGAATGTAACGAATATGGATTGTGTGCCAAAGAATTTGAATAGTACCCTGAGCTTAAATGTGGGGATAAACATTAGTATAAGTTGCGATAGTGGCATCATTTAATTATAATATCAATATAACGGGAGATTGTCAGAACAATGGTTCTGGTGTGATACAAGTTGGATTCTCTGGCGGAACTCCACCATACACCATTGCATGGGCTCCACCGATAAATTCATCATTTGTTTTAATTTATGATTTTAATCCATTTAGTGCGACAACTAGTTATCAAACGTATAATACGGTATCAAATCTTTCGGCTGCGACATATTCCTTTAGAGTAAATGATTCAACTGTTCCAACTAACTTAGAATTCGATGTTAACGTTCCAATATCTTCAGGAAATTGTACGAGTATTATTGATGTGTCAGCCACAACATGTAACACTAATAGTGGAAGTGTTACTGCGGATGCGAGTAGTGACTTTAGTGAAACAGAATATTATCTGTATACTTCGGATGACGAATTAGTTCAATCGGGGTTAACGGGTCTAGGATTATTTACATTCCAAAATCTTTCTGCGGGAACGTATTTTGTAACAAGTGTTGATTACGGTGGGTGTACAGGAACTAGCTCAACGTTTATTGTTAATGATTCAGTTGAAGTTGATTTTGGATTTTACCCTGTGGATGATACACAATGTGGTCAAGCTTCCGGAAAAATTATAGTTACGGGACAAACAGGAGTACAACCTTTTACTTATCAATGGAATGATGGATCAACAGGAAGTACTTTATCTGGTTTAACTGCTGGAACATATTCGGTTAAAGTTACGGATGCAACAGGATGTTCTAAAATAAAAGAACAATCAATTGGACAGATTGATCCTGTTGGTTTAGGTGCTTTTACGATTGACTTGATTCCAACTTGTTTAAATGCCGATGGAGTATTAACTATGACGATTACAGGTGGAACTGGTCCATACTATTATTCGGCCTCCACAGGAGCAATTGACGTTAGTTATGCTCAAAGTTTTTCATTGTCAGGAATTCCTGCAGGATCTTATGTTTTTTCAGTTACTGACGCTGCTCTATGTAAATTTACTACGGGTGTTGATGTTGCCACTGAAAATGGAATTTCAGACATCATTTTGGAGGTTAATCCTTCTTTCTGTAGTAATGCTGACGGATCGATATTGGTGACCGCCTTGGGAGGTACATCACCATTTACGTATACTTTAATTTATCCTGATGGATCAACATATTCAATAAATTCAAATGCAGCTTCATATACCTTCTCTGAATTAACGGGTGGTACTTATACTGTGATATTAGAAGATGCCTCAGGATGTTACTTTTTAAATGAAAGTGCAATACTTTCACAAAATACTTTTACAATAACTGCATCAACAACAGGAACAACATGTGCAGCTAATAATGGAACCATTGTTGTTGAAAAATCAGTGGGTGGAACTTCACCGTTTGATTACTCTTTAGATGGGATACAAAATGTTATCGATACAACTGCAAGTGCTGTTACGTTTTCTAACGTAAGCTCGGGTCAACATACGATATCTGTTACCGATGCCTCAGGATGTACTCAAACGCAACAAGTGTTTATAACACCAAGTACACCATTAGTTTACAATTTATACTCAACTTCGTGTGGACAAGGATCTGAAGGAACAATAACCGCATTCATATCTGATGGAATTCCTCCATTTACATATGATTGGTCAGATAATGTTGATTCAAACCCACAACAAATCAAAGTTACGGGTTTAACTGCCGGTACTTACTCTTTAACTGTTTTAGATTCAAGCGGATGTTCTCAAACAAGAACAACAATTATTGACTGTGATAAAACATATGTGTCGTATCAATCTTATGTAATGGGAGCTGAACAATTTAATTTAGTGTCTCCAACAAAGAGAGGAATTTTACAAATGTTGAATGAAGGATTTGATGATTTAACCACAGGAAATACAAATTGTGATCTAATTACCACTGAATTTTATGCGAAAGTACAAGTTCAGCCGATTGGAATTGTTTTAGACCAATTATTTTTCACAGGAACAAGTTTAATTCAACCACCATCCGATAGTTTGTGGTATTCTACTATAGAATCTATGTTAGAAAGTATCTATGGAATAGGAAATGTAACTGTAAATCAGTTAACAAATGAAATAACCATAGAAACAGATAGAAGTGAAACATCACTTAATGGTCAAGAAGTAATTATCGAACTAATTATAGTATACGATATTATGTGCTTGACATGACAAGAATAGAAATTTCAGCAGTTACGGGGGGATCATATCCCATTAATGTTTATGTCTCTGATTATTACGGTAATTACGAGACATTAATCTATACTATTACTTCAGGTAATACGATACCTCCTGCGACAGGTGCTACATTATCTTCAACTTTTGCAACCGCTCCTGCCATTTTACTTAAAATGGTTGATGCTAATGGTTGTGAAAAAATTGAATTGTTAGAATGTAGATTTGGATGTTCTTTCTTAATAACAATACAAGAAGGTTCTTGTGTTACGGATATTAACATTCAAACATCAAGTTGCCTTGTTGGAGGATTGGCGATTGTTGAGGCAAGTTGTGTTACAACATTAAGCATTGCAGACCCGTCATGTGACTATAATTTGGTCGTTGGAGGACCATCATGTGTAACTAATTTGGTCATAACATAAAATTTTTGAAATATCGTAAAATAAATCGGTAAAAAAAGGTATTTATTAAAAAAATCTTGAATGGCCCTTTACTCTATATTCGTCGTTAACACCGCCCCAGGTTGTGATAATGAAATTGAACAACAACTTTCTGTTTCAGGATGTACTAATTACATCATCCGTTTAGCGTCAAACTCGAACGCTCTAGGGCCTTTTGATGTATTTTATTCTATATTTCCGATAGGTCTTACAGGAGCTACTTTGGCATATTCTGCTGTTACAAGATACGACATGTTCAACGGAGTAGTAGTTTCCATAGAATGTGTGACACCAACACCAACTCAAACACCAACTCAAACAAATACACCTTCAATATCAGCAACGGTTGGAACATCTCCAACACCGACAGAAACTCCAACACAAACACCAACTTTAACACAAACACCGACAAATACATCAACACAAACACCAACTGAAACCCAAACTCCAACAGTAACCCAAACTCAAACACCAACAAATACTGAAACACCAACTCAAACACCAACACCTAGTATAACTGCGTCTGAAACTCAAACACCAACACCTAGTATAACTGCGTCTCAAACTCAAACACCTACGCCTAGTATAACTGCGTCTCAAACTGAAACACCTACACAGACTCCAACAATGACGCAAACACCTACAGTGACTCAAACGCCAACTCCAAGTATTACAGCATCTCAAACTCAAACACCAACTCCAAGTATTACACCAACAAATACAGAAACACCAACTAATACACCAACAGAGACTCCAACTAATACGCCAACAAATACCGAAACACCAACTAATACACCAACAGAGACTCCAACCAATACGCCAACAAATACAGAAACACCAACTGTAACACCTACCGAAACACCAACTAATACGCCAACAAATACAGAAACACCAACTAATACTCCAACAGAGACTCCAACTAATACACCAACTAATACCGAAACACCAACACAAACTCCAACTGAAACACAAACTCCAACACCTACACCTTCATCTACACCACCTGCATTAAAGGCTTACATAATATTAGATCAAGGTGATGTAAATGCAAGAAATAATTTAAGTGCATGGATGACATCTCAAGGAAGTAGTTGGAGAGGATTTAATACTGTTCCTACTTCACCGTCAATAAGTCAAGAAACATTCGACGCACAGATGAATGCATACTTAAGTTATCCAGGGTGGGGTATTTACGAACCGGCAATTATCGAGGCACCAATATCAACAACAAGTGGAGGTAATGACGCTTATGGAAATCCAATTGAAGCTTATAAATTCCAAACTACTCAAATACCTGTCGGAGCATTCTCTGCAACAAGTTGGGTGATGGTATTCGTTGCTACAGGATCTACAAACGGACAGAAATATTCAACGGTTAAAAACGGTACGTCAGCGGGTTCAATGACCTCTAGAGTTATGAATACAAATTATAATAGTTTGGTGATAAATTATTCTGGAACTACAAATATTCCTACAGGAACATATAAAATGTATTCAACTTTCGCAGGAACATCGTTCCAATTGAGTACAGGGTTCTTACCTAACTATATCCAAGGAGGGACATTAGTTTAATTAAAAAAGAAATAAATAGGTATTAATATAATGGTTGATATTTATAAATAAAAAAAGAAAAAATGAGTTTTCAATACAAAAATCCAACGTCAGACACTATAATCGCGGGACCTTTTTCGGTAGAAAGAGAATCTGATAGTGGTGTTAATTTTAGTGTAAATACAATTGGTGGATACCAAGAAGTATGGAGCTTGGCCGATTTAAATTGGGTAATCCCAAACGATGTAAAAATATCTGGAGGACAAGTTCTCTATTCAGGTAACACTATTCCAATTTCATTTGTGTATGGTGGAGATGGTCCGGCACCAATATTTAGTCAATTAAATATTAATAACGATGGAATATCTTCAGGTAGAAGAAGATTGGGAATGTTGGTTTTTGTTCAAGAAACGCAATTAACTTATCAATATACAATTCCTAACTACGCAAGTATATGGAATGTTGCTCAAACAGATGGTGACATATTTGATACAGGGTTAACTTATCAAGTAACAAATGGAGATGCGGGTGGACAAGCATTACAAAATGCTTGGACAGGATCAACAATTGAGGGTGTTAGTGGTGTTACAAGAGAAAATGCTAGATGGAGAATTGCCAATTTCAATGACACTTCAATTACAGGAGGAACTTATTTTTCGGCAACAACAACCTTAGATTTATATGATAGTGATGGTGGAACTGTTACAATTACAGGATTTACAGGAACTGTAACAGGAGGAACTTACAATAGTGGAACTTCAACTTTAACTTTAAATAATAGTGATGGTACTGAGGTATCGATTACGGGAATTACTTCAGGATCAGGTTCAGCCTTATCTGTTGGAGATGGTACGACAACAGTAAATCCTGTTTCAGGAATTACATTTAGTGGTGCAACAGTTGTTAACGATGGTGATGGAAATATTACAGTAGTAATAACTGGCGGTACTTCAGGAACTAGTGGATCAAATGGTACAGACGGTTCATCAGGAACTAGCGGTTCTAACGGAACGGATGGTTCATCAGGAACTTCAGGTTCTAATGGTACAGACGGTTCATCAGGAACAAGTGGTAGTAATGGTACAGACGGTTCATCAGGAACAAGTGGTAGTAATGGTACAGACGGTTCATCAGGAACTAGCGGTTCTAACGGAACGGATGGTTCATCAGGAACTTCAGGTTCTAATGGTACAGACGGTTCATCAGGAACTAGCGGTTCTAACGGAACAGATGGTTCTTCAGGAACAAGTGGAACTTCTGGAGTTAGTGGTATTGATGGAACATCAGGAACTAATGGTTCTTCAGGGACATCAGGAACTAATGGTTCTTCAGGTTCTTCAGGTTCAAACGGAACAGACGGTTCATCAGGAACATCAGGAACATCAGGTTCTAGTGGTATAGATGGTTCTTCAGGAACATCAGGTTCTAGTGGTATAGATGGTTCATCAGGAACATCAGGTTCTAGTGGTATAGATGGTTCATCAGGAACTTCTGGATCTAACGGAACAGATGGTTCGTCAGGAACTTCTGGTTCTAATGGTACAGATGGTAGTTCAGGAACTAGCGGTTCTAACGGAACAGACGGTTCTTCAGGAACATCAGGTTCTAGTGGTATAGATGGTTCATCAGGAACATCAGGTTCTAGTGGTATAGACGGTTCTTCAGGAACTAGTGGTTCTAACGGTACAGACGGTTCTTCAGGAACTAGTGGTTCTAACGGTACAGACGGTTCTTCAGGAACTTCAGGTTCAAATGGAACAGATGGTTCTTCAGGAACTAGTGGTGTAGACGGATCAAGTGGTACATCAGGTTCCTCAGGAACTAGTGGTGTAGACGGATCAAGTGGTACATCAGGTTCTAATGGTACAGACGGTTCATCAGGAACATCAGGTTCTAATGGTACAGACGGTTCATCAGGAACATCAGGTTCTAGTGGTATAGATGGTTCTTCAGGAACTAGTGGTGTAGACGGATCAAGTGGTACATCAGGTTCTTCAGGAACTAGTGGTGTAGATGGTTCATCAGGAACTTCAGGTACAGACGGTTCTTCAGGAACAAGTGGTTCTAGCGGAACTGACGGTTCATCAGGAACTAGCGGTTCTAACGGAACAGACGGTTCATCAGGAACTAGCGGTTCTAACGGTACAGATGGTTCTTCAGGAACTAGTGGTGTAGACGGATCAAGTGGTACATCAGGTTCTAATGGTACTGACGGTTCTTCAGGAACAAGTGGTTCTAGCGGAACTGACGGTTCATCAGGAACTAGCGGTTCATCAGGAACTTCTGGTTCAAATGGAACAGATGGTTCTTCAGGAACTAGTGGTATAGACGGTTCTTCAGGAACGAGTGGTAGTAATGGTACAGACGGTAGTTCTGGTACTTCAGGTATAGATGGTTCATCAGGAACTTCAGGTGTAGATGGTAGTTCAGGAACTAGCGGATCTAGCGGTACAGATGGTTCTTCAGGAACTTCTGGTTCAAATGGAACAGATGGTTCTTCAGGAACTAGTGGTATTAGTGGTGTTGATGGAACTGATGGTAGTTCTGGTTCTTCAGGAACAAGTGGTATAGATGGTTCATCAGGAACTAGCGGTACAGATGGTAGTTCAGGAACAGATGGTTCTTCAGGAACTAGCGGATCTAATGGAACAGATGGTTCTTCAGGAACTAGCGGATCTAATGGTACAGATGGTTCTTCAGGAACTAGCGGATCTAATGGTACAGATGGTAGTTCAGGAACAAGTGGTATAGATGGTTCATCAGGAACTAGCGGATCTAATGGAACAGATGGTTCTTCAGGAACTAGCGGTACAGATGGTTCTTCAGGAACTTCTGGATCTAATGGTACAGATGGTAGTTCAGGAACTTCAGGTTCAAATGGAACAGATGGTTCTTCAGGAACGAGTGGTATAGACGGTTCTTCAGGAACGAGTGGTAGTTCTGGCACTTCAGGTATAGATGGTTCATCAGGAACTTCAGGTTCTAACGGTACAGACGGTTCATCAGGAACTTCAGGTTCTAACGGTACAGACGGTTCTTCAGGAACTTCTGGATCTAACGGAACGGATGGTAGTTCAGGAACAAGTGGTATAGATGGTTCATCAGGAACTTCAGGTTCTAACGGTACAGACGGTAGCTCAGGAACATCAGGTTCAAGTGGTACATCTGGTTCAAGCGGAACATCAGGTTCAAACGGAACAGACGGTACATCAGGATCAAACGGTACAGACGGAAGTTCTGGTACTTCAGGATCAAACGGTACAGACGGAAGTTCTGGTACTTCAGGAATAGATGGTTCATCAGGAACATCAGGATCTAATGGTACAGACGGAACTTCTGGATCTAATGGAACGGATGGTACATCAGGTACAGATGGTACATCAGGTACAGATGGTACATCAGGATCAAACGGTACAGACGGTACATCAGGATCAAACGGTACAGACGGTACATCAGGATCAAACGGTACAGACGGTACATCAGGATCAAACGGTACAGACGGTACATCAGGAATAGATGGTTCATCAGGAACATCTGGAACAGATGGAACTTCAGGTACATCAGGTATAAGTGGTGTAAACGGAACAAGTGGAACAAGTGGATCAAACGGAACAAATGGTAGCTCAGGTACATCAGGTTCATCAGGAACTTCAGGTAGTTCAGGTTCAAGTGGAACAAGTGGTTCTAACGGAACAGACGGTAGCTCAGGTACATCAGGATCAAACGGAACAGATGGTTCTTCAGGAACTTCTGGATCTAACGGAACAGACGGTAGTTCAGGTACATCAGGATCAAACGGAACAGATGGTTCTTCAGGAACGAGTGGTAGTAATGGTACAGACGGAAGTTCTGGTACTTCAGGAATAGATGGTTCATCAGGAACATCAGGTTCAAGTGGTACATCTGGTTCAAGCGGAACATCAGGTTCTTCAGGAACGAGTGGTAGTAATGGTACAGACGGTTCTTCAGGTTCAAGTGGTACATCTGGTTCAAGTGGTACATCTGGTTCAAGCGGAACATCAGGTTCTAACGGAACAGACGGATCAAGTGGTACATCAGGTTCTTCAGGAACTTCAGGATCTTCAGGAACAAGTGGATCTAATGGTACAGATGGTAGTTCAGGAACTAGCGGTTCATCAGGAACTTCAGGTTCAAGTGGTACGTCAGGATCTAACGGAACAGACGGGTCAAGTGGTACATCAGGTTCTTCAGGAACTAGCGGTTCATCAGGAACTTCAGGTTCAAATGGTACAGATGGTAGTTCAGGAACTAGCGGTTCTTCAGGAACTTCAGGTTCAAGTGGTACGTCAGGATCTAACGGAACAGACGGGTCAAGTGGTACATCAGGTTCTTCAGGAACTAGCGGTTCATCAGGAACTTCAGGTTCAAATGGTACAGATGGTAGTTCAGGAACTAGCGGTTCTTCAGGAACTAGCGGTTCATCAGGAACTTCAGGTTCAAATGGTACAGATGGTAGTTCAGGAACTAGCGGTTCTTCAGGTTCATCAGGAACAAGTGGATCTTCAGGAACATCAGGTTCATCAGGAACTTCTGGATCAAGCGGTTCTTCAGGAACTTCAGGTTCATCAGGAACTAGTGGAGCTGCAACAATTAACAATAATGTAAACAATTATTTATTAACAGCAACTGGTACAAATGGACTGATTGAAGGAGAAGAGAATCTACAGTTCAACGGAACTCATATGAGTTTAACGGGAAATACGATTCAAATTGGAGACGAATTTATTAGCTCTGAGTCAACATCATCAGTAGGTAGTGGTACATCAACTATATCCACAATACCTGTTTCATCAGGAAATTCAGCGATATATGATTATTATGTGTCTGATGGTACAAATAGAAGGGCTGGTACAGTTATCGCAGTTTGGGACGGAAGTACTTCAACATTTACTGAATACTCAACACCTGATTTAAATGGTTCAACGGCTGGAATATCATTTGGTACGACAATAAGTGGAGGAAATATACTTCTTCAGTCTATCGTAACAGCAGGAACATGGACAATTAAAGTTGGATCAAGAGTAATATTCTAATAATAATTTAAAATTCTTTGTAATTTTTTTAAAAACCACACAATCGTGTGGTTTTTTTATTATAACAAAAATAATAACAATTAATTCAATATTTATAAGTTAATAAACATAAAAGAATTTTTCTTTTGGAAAGTGAAAAAAGAAAATCATGGCAAATGAATTTGTAGCCCGTAAAGGGCTGATTGTATACGGAGTTAATTCTGGTAGTACATCAGACCAAGTTGTTGTTTTAAATGCGACAACCAATAAATTAGAAACAAGAACTAACGCAGGAACCAGTGGTTCTTCGGGAACAAGTGGTAGTTCTGGCACTTCAGGAACTTCTGGATCTTCAGGAACGAGCGGAACTAACGGTTCTTCAGGAACAAGTGGATCAAGTGGTTCTTCAGGAACAAGTGGATCAAGTGGTTCTTCAGGAACTTCTGGATCAAGTGGTTCTTCAGGAACATCAGGTTCATCAGGGACTTCTGGATCAAGCGGTTCTTCAGGGACTAGTGGATCTAACGGAACGGATGGTAGTTCAGGAACAAGTGGATCAAGTGGTTCATCGGGAACTTCTGGATCTTCAGGTTCAAGTGGAACTTCAGGTAGTTCAGGTTCATCTGGAACAAGTGGATCATCTGGAACATCAGGTTCATCAGGTTCGTCTGGAACAAGTGGAACTAACGGTTCATCAGGTACATCTGGATCAAGTGGAACAAGTGGATCTTCAGGTTCTTCAGGATCAAGTGGAACAAGTGGATCTTCAGGTTCTTCAGGAACTTCTGGATCTTCAGGAACGAGCGGAACTAACGGTTCTTCAGGAACAAGTGGATCATCAGGAACTTCTGGTTCAAGTGGTTCTT